AAAGCTGTTCCAACAGCGATACGGTTAAGTTCCTTCCCTCCGCGCCAGTGGAGTTGCCCAGCTTCGGCTGGGCTTTTTTTTGCAAATAATTATTAAAAGCACTTGCTTTATAGACAAAGTTCGATAGAATTCGTATCCAAGGCATATCAGATCACTGACCCTTACATGGTTGTACCCAACTGGCTGGCATCCTACTGCAAGCAACCGGCCCGGCTCCCGGCTCACCGACAGCGAGAACTCTTTCATAACTTTGTCAAAAGGTAAACAAAATGGCTATTAATCTGTCTACAGCCTTTGTAACCCTGTTTGATGCGGAAGTTAAACAAGCCTATCAGGCTTCGGCGGTTCTCCGTTCCGCTGTCCGTGTCCGTTCAGGTGTAGAAGGCTCTACTTACAAATTCCCTAAAATCGGCAAAGGTGTTGCTCAAGTTCGCGTACCGCAAACTGACGTAACTCCTCTGAACGTTACTTACTCACAAGTTACCGCTACTCTGAGCGACTATATCGCTGCTGAGTATTCGGATATCTTCATGCAAGCAAAGGTCAACTTTGACGAGCGTCGTGAGTTGGTTAAGGTTGTATCGAATGCTATCGGTCGTCGTCAGGATCAATTAATTCTGGATGCTCTGACTGCATCGAGCGCAACTAGCGTTAGCAATGACATCGGTACTACCGACAGTAACATGAACGTGGCAAAGCTCCGTGCAGCAGCACAGACTCTGAACACGAACAATGTTCCTATGGAAAACCGTCACATCATCATTCACGCATCTAGCTTGGCTAGCTTGTTGTCTGAGACTGCTGTTACTTCGTCTGACTTCAATACCGTTAAGGCATTGGTTCAGGGCGAGATCAACACATTCATGGGCTTCACTTTCCACGTTTTAGGTGATCGTACTGAAGGTGGCCTGATTAAAGATGGCTCCAATGACCGTACTTGCTTTGCATTCCACGGCGACGCTGTTGGTCTGGCAGAAGGTATCGCTCCAAAAACTGAGATCAACTACGTACCAGAGAAGACTTCCTTCCTGATCGCGTCGATGTTCTCCGCTGGCGCAGTGGCTATTGACGATGAAGGTATCGTCAAGATCATCTGCCGTGAATCTTGATCTAGGAGGCTGACATGGCATTTTCTTCAACTGGTTGGGTAACGGTGTGCGCTGCTAAATCAGGCAATGCACCATCGATGTACCTGTATAAAACCGCTGATACTCAAGCGACTGTTAATACTGCAGACTATTTCTTGTCTCTGAAAGACACGCTCAAGGTTGGCGATATCATCTTTGTTTACGATACGACGACTCCAAGTCTAGTGTTGACCTATGTGAACGCTGTAAGCTCTACTGCGGTAGATATTGCTGACGGTACAACGGTTTCAGCGACTGACACGGACTAATCCGTAAATAAGCAATACGGGGCTAGTTCTGGGTAATCTTGGGACTGGCCCTTTTTTACATGAGAGGTTAGCATGGCAGCAGGCGATACAGCAGTTTCAATCTGTGCCGACGCATTGATCCTATTGGGTGCGTCTCCTATTTCGTCATTCAATGATGGTACAGATGAGGCCAATGCTTGCGACCGTCTCTACTCTGACACTAGGGATATGACGCTATCAATGTATCCTTGGTCGTTTGCCTACAAGAAAATTAAGCTAGCTAGGTTAGTGACCACTCCGGTAAGTGAGTGGACGTATGAATACCAATTGCCGGGCGATAGACTTGGCAACCCGCGAGCTGTATTCGAAACATCTAATGCCTATGCTCGTCCTGTAAAGGAGTGGGAAATACAAGGCGACAAGTTAATAACGAACTACCAAGAAGTCTATATTGATTATCCGTATCAGACTCCTGAGTACGCAATGCCACAATACTTTGTGCAGCTCTTAAAGTACATGATGGCATGGCACTTGGCTTACCCTATTACTGAACAGGAAACAAAGACTGGTTATTGGCAAGGGATTGCTATTGGCTCTCCTGCTGAAAATGGTCGCGGTGGTTATTTCCGTCAAGCATCGAACATTGATGCTCAAGGTCAACCGCCACAGGTTATTGAAGATTATGCTTTAGTTGCCGTGAGATACTGATGCGATTCATCGAATTTCAAACGAACTTTTCTACGGGTGAATTAGACCCGTTGTTACGTTCGCGTGTAGATATCCCTCAGTACAACAATGCACTGGCAAAGGCTACGAATGTAATCATCCAGCCTCAAGGTGGATTGCGTCGTCGTCCCGGCTTAAAGCATATTCTTGAACTACCTAACAGCAGCACACCGTCAGCAGCTAATGGCGTTAGATTAATACCATTTGAGTTTTCTGTTGATGATAGCTACATGCTTTGCTTTGTGGCTGGCAGAATGTACATCATCAAAGATGGCGCTTCTGTTGCTAACATTAATGGCACTGGTAATAATTATTTAGCAATTGCATCAATCACTGGTGCAATGCTGTCGTCTATTTGCTGGACCCAATCTGCTGATACATTGATTGTTGTTCATCCTGATTTGCAGCCAGTAAAGATTGTTCGTGGTGCTAACGATGCAAGCTGGACTGCTACGACGATTACGTTTGATAGCATCCCGCAATACGCATTTACGATTAGCTCAAGCAACCCTGCGGCTACATTAACTCCGTCTGCAGTTACTGGCAACATTACACTTACTGCGTCTGCTAGCGTATTTAGTGCTGGCAATGTCAATCAGTACATTAATGCGTCTCCACAAGGTCGAGTACGTATTACCAAGTATTTAAGCGGTACGTCAGTTGAAGCGGTGACTGAGTTCCCGTTCTTTAACACGACAGCTATTGCGTCTGGTAGTTGGGAGCTTGAGACAGGATACGAGGATGTCTGGTCTAGCACTAAGGGTTGGCCTAGAACTGTTTCGTTCCACGAAGGTAGGCTTTACTTTGGCGGCAGTAAGAATAGACCGTCAACTGTATGGGGTTCAAAGATTGGTTTGTTCTTTGATTTTAAGCCAGCAGAATATTTGGATGATGATGCAGTAGAAGCGACGCTTGATACCAATCAGCTTAACGTCATTGTTGACTTAATATCTGGTCGAGACTTGCAAGTGTTTACTACGGGTGGCGAGTTCTATGTTCCTCAGTCTGGAACAGAACCGATTACACCGACCACATTTACATTTAAAGGCGTAAGCCGTAATGGAACTAAGCCCGGTACTCGCGTAGAGTCGCTTGAGTCTGGGTCATTGTTTGTGCAACGTCAAGGCAAGGCTCTTAATGAGTTCTTGTTTTCTGACCAGCAGCTTACATACATTACGCAGCGTATATCTTTGCTGTCAGGGCACTTGCTTAAAGGTCCTACTAGAATAGCATTACGTCGTGCTACATCGACTGACGAAGGTGATCTGTTGCTGATTACCAACTCTACTGATGGGACAATGGCCTCGTATTCTATTCTGCGTTCCCAGCAAGTTATAGCGCCATCTGAGTTTATTACGGATGGAGAATTTCAAGACGTTAATGTGGATGTGACTGATATTTATGCTGTGGTTAAGAGGGTTTTTAACGGGACAACTAGGTACTTTATTGAGCTATTTAGTAATGATCGTTTTACTGACTGTGCCTTTATTGGTGGTGGCGCAGCTTCTGCTAGCAGTCTCCCGCATATTGGCAAGTCACTTAATGTAATTACTGATGGCGTTCCTCAGTCTAATGAAACGGTAAGTGGTGGTGGATCGGTAACATTTGATCGTGCTTCGACTACAAGCTATGAAGTTGGTTTGCCATTTACTGTGTATGTAAAGACAATGCCAGTTGAGATTAAACTTCAGACTGGTTCTAGGATTGGATTTAAGAAGCGGATTACTGAAGTTAATGCTGTTGTATATAAGACACAACACATGAAGATCAATAATCAGTTATTGCCATTCCGTAATTTTGACGGGCCGTTGCTTGACATTCCTGTTCCTGAATTTACTGGTACGAAACGAGTAAGCGGCATTTTGGGATACAACAAAGAAGCGGCTATTGAGGTTCAGCAGACGTTACCATTAAAGATGACGTTGCTTGGACTTGAATATAAAGTTGCTGTAAACCAAGGAACATAACATGGCAGCAAATCCAGCAGATTTTATGGCAGCAAGTGCGGCGACAGGATTGGTGTCGTCCATTGGTGCTGCGTATGCTCAACAAGCACAAGGTTACTATAGAGCTGCTGGATTAGCGGTTCAAGCACAAGAGAATCTGAGGCTTGCTAGTTTACGAGCAGACAAAGAAATTGAGTATGGTGAGGCATCGTTTAAACGCAATCTGATGAAGATTGAATACGATACGCTTAACTATAAGATACAAGCAAACTCCCTTATGAAAAACCTGCAAAGAGCTAATGCCACGGCTTTGGCTCGTGGATATGCGTCTGGTGCTGTTGCCACAGAAGGTTCTATTGCAGGCATCCGTGCTATGAATGTACGTGAGGCATATAAGGATGTTCGTATATCTGATTTAAATGCAATGACAGCAAGAATTATGGGCCTTGAGGATGCGACTACGTTGCTTCAGTCATCTTACGATAGCGCATTCTATAACCGTGAGGCAGCAATTCAGAATACAAAGACAGCATTAAAATCTGGTGGATATGCAACAGATACTTCTGGATTGTTGGCAGGTGTTGAGTTAATGAAAGGAGTTTCATCATTTGCTCAAACTTTCCCATTTAAAGCTTATATGGATTAATAGGTAAATCATGGCAGAACGTATTCCACTTGTTGAGTCTGGTCGTGTACAGGTAACTGGCATATCAAAACTCCCACAGCCAAATATGGAGTTTGGTCAACGTCGTCCTGAAGTTGCATACCAAGTAGCAAGTGAATCATCAAATGCTTTGTCTCAAACATTAAATGCACTATCTACGCGCATGTTTGGTCAAGCGGCTAGCTATGCAGACGAAGCTGGCGAATACTTTGTTGCTCAAAACCCATTAAATAAACAAACCCTTGATGCAATGAGTCAAGGCAATTCTAATAAATTTAAGAGGGAATTTAGTACCAATGCTTTTTCTGCTGCTGTAAATAAATACAGATCAAATGAGGCATCAGCTCATGCTGAAGCTGAATTTATTGATTATGTAAATAAAACCAATCTAAAACTAGAAACTGGATTTGATGAAAATAATTACAGGTATGAAATAGACACAAAGAAAATATCTGATGATATAAAGGCATTTTCTGATGGTTGGTCAAAAGGATTGGCTGCTGCTGCTGGTCCTGACGCTTCGTATAAATTTAGAGCTGTTGCCGCTAGATATGGCAATCAGTTATTGCTTTCCGCTAGTAAGAAAGAAAGCGAACTTAATTTTACAAAAAACAGAGTAAAGATAGATAAATCCATACAAGAGGATTTTCCTAATCTTGTAAGAAGCATGATAGACAGCGAAGATTTATTTGATGCCAAAGAGCAAAAATACATTTCATTAAATGAATCTATTAATGCGGAAATAGAAAGACAAGTTACTTTTGCTCAATCGCTTGGCGGTCAAAAAGCTGGTGAGCATGCACTGAAAGAAACACAAGCATTAGCAAAATCTATAAAGATAAATCTTCTTCAAGATGCCATTTCTGCTAGGCGTACAGATGTTGGTGGTGATATTGCCGCCATTACTGAAAACTTCAGAACAGGGAATATACCTGCTGACTTAAAGCGTATATACGACAGCATGAATATTGTCGAGCAAGCAGAAGCTAGAGACAAAATGAAGGAGCAATATAGTAAGCTGATTGATATTAAAAATACATCAAGAGAATTTGATAAGCAGGATTCTGTTGTTGAGGCAAACAATTTAAAGCTTGAAGCACTTAGTTCTGGAACAACAGATGCACGGTTTGTTGAAATTCAGAATGAGCTAATAAAAATATCAAAAATGTATCCTGAAGTTGTTAGCGCAAACAACATTTACGTTGACTTGCCTAATAGCAGAAAAGATTCTGGCACAGATGATCCAGTAGCAATCGCCAAGCTGCGTGATCTAATGATGAACAAGGATGAAACATTAAAGACAACATCAAGCGTTCTTGAGTGGGCTTCAGGTAAAGGAATTAAGGCAAGCACTGCGCTGGCTATTGCTAATGAATATCTGCCAAAAGATAATAAAGCAAATGCTTTGGCTAGCAACACTAAAGACTTAGAGTATTACTTGCGTACTGGTTTGCCTGATCCAATGTTGAAAAGACGTATTAAGAACATTGATGATTTAAAATCCGCTGCTAATTTGCGTGGATTAACTTATGGCGCATTGCCAGACGACTTTGTTAATTTGCTTACTCAGAAGAAAGAATCTGAGGACAATACGCAATCTGTACTTCTTGCATTGCAGAATATTGATCGTGGTGTATATAAATCTGTAGAGGATTTAAATAGTCACTTTAAAGGCGTTGGAGTAAAAAGCGAAACACTTATATCTTTACAGAAAAGAATTGGTGATAGAAATTTAGCTATTGAGTCAGCAGCGAAAAGAAATGGCGGCGATTTTGCTGACGCTCTTGGCGCAAAAAGTCCTACATCTAAAGCGCTTGCAGAATTAAAAGGTCGCCAAGAAACATTAGATGAGCACAAAAGAGCTGTTGAAGAATGGAAAGCTAATGGAGCAAAGGGGCCATCTCCAACAATACAGGAGTCTGGTCAAAAAGTAATTAAGAGAGCTGCTGAAGAAAGAATATCAAAAAATATTGGTGCAATTGATGTGTCGCTTGAATCTAATTATGGCTCTACTGGTATTTTAATTCCGTCGGATGCTAAAGGAAAAGTTGACTTATTAAAAATACAGCCAGAGTTTATTATTAGAAATAATGCTGTTGTTGGCGTTGCTCCAAAATATGAAGAAGCGTTAAAAAGAGAATTGGCTAGAGTTGGTATTACTAATCCATCTACAGTTGACAGTATTATTAAAGGCATAACTCAATCAAGAATGTCTAAAGAAAGTCTAATTATGCAACGGAGTCAATAATGGATGATGATTCATTCAGCGATTACGAAGAGTATACTTTCTTCAGGGCTTATCCTGATGCGCCTGATCGCTCTGTTTATCAGCAGCCTCAAACTCAGGGGCAATCATTGCCAATGACTGAGACTGTTGCGACTCGTGAACCATCTCCTAAACCAGTAACAAAGAAAAAGCCACAGCCTACTGCCAATCAATTAAATGTAGGATCGGCACAGCCAATATATCAAGGTGACACCATGAAGGCTATTGGCGCTCTTGGTGATGCAATACAAAAAGGTGCTGACGTAATTGACTTTGATGTTATTGGCCTTCCCGGTGTTGGAACATTAACACTTAAAGATTTAACTGTTGGCGATCTTGGTAAAGTATTAAAAGATATTAGCGAAGGTTTCCCACCTGTAATGGGTAAAGGTGAAACACTGCAAGCTACCAAAGAATCAATGGAGCTTGTTAATGCCGCTCCGGCAGTTGGCGCAGCTAAGTTTGCTGGAACAAAAGCTGTAAAAGCAATTAAGAAAATGGTGAAATAAATGGCAATAAACCAATCGCTTGATGCTAGGCTTGATTCTGCAATGAGTGCAGAAGAGCTTGTTACTGAATCTTTAAAGCCAGTAACCAATGAGCCTACTGACGGGACACCTGTACAACAGAATCTTTCATTTGAAGAATATGAGCCTGTTGCTGGGGTTGCATCGCTTGTTCCAAAAGCAAAAAAGCTGATTGAGCCTTTAACAAAAAAAGAAGCAAGGATGGTTGCAGAACCTAAAATCCTGCCCGATCCTCCTGTTATTAATGCTGCCCCAGTTGCGCCTACCCCAGCAGCTCCTAAGCCAGTTACTAAGCCAAGCATTGCGCCTATTCCAGCAGATGAAGCTGCGGCTCGTGTGGCTCGTAGAGAACAGTTAATTGAGCAAGGTAATGTAAATGCCGCTCCTAGCCCAACAGTTGCACAAGTAGCTGAAGGCGTTGAGGTATCTCCAATCAGCACTCTTGCATTTGATAATGAAGGATTGCAGGCAACGATACGTGCTAACTCAGAGGCTGCATTAGCAACAGACGGTTCTATGTCTGTGCGTTCCATTTACATGAGAATGATAAATGCTGGCATTCCTGAGAAACAAGCAGAAAGAATATTGGCTGGTGCGCCAATGGAGTCATCGGTTGGTGATTCGGAACTGGCTAAAACTGTTGCTGGAATTGTCCACTTACATGATGAAAGCGCAAAGCAAATAGACGTTTTGATGGAAAAAATGGCTAAGCGCGAACTTAATTATGAAGGTCAACTGCAACTTAGGCAGCAAGCCGCTTTCCATGACTTAATAACTAGGAATCTAAAAGGTGTGTCCATTGATGTTGGTCGCACCATGAACGTGTTTAAGCGTGTTCAAGATGCTGGTCCGGGTTTGAAAGGAATAAATATTCGTCAGGTTCTTGACAACGCTGGCGGTGAAGATGCTTTATTGCAATTGGCAAAAGACTATATGGATATGCCAACGCAAAAAGCTAAGAATCAACTTTTGGAAGCTGGCCTTGGCAAAAAGTTTAGAGATGCTTGGATATATGTCTGGCAGTCTAACTTATTAACAGATGTTGCCCCACATGCTTTTAGCTTTGTATCTGGTGTAATTCAAGGAGCTGCCGCTCCTGTTGAACGAGCAGTTGCTATACCAATAGGAATGACTCGTATAAAGCTTGCTGAAAAATTTAATCGACCATACATTAACGACCGATTCTTTATGGGCGATATTCAAGCTAGAGTATCTGGATTTATTCCGGGTATATACGATGCGTTTGAGACTTTGGCAAAAGGCGGTCCAAAAATAAATGTTCCCGGACTTGGCGAAAAAGAATTGCCGCTTCCATTCTATAAAAACTATGGTGTTGGAGATGCCGCAAAAGGAGATGCTCCGTTTGCTCCATTATCATCAGAGGCATTTAGTGATACGCCCATAAGAATGTTTGGCAAGGAAGTTTATAGAACTCCAGATATTACAAATACCTTTCTTGGTAAAGCTATTGATACGCTTGGATATATGTACAGCGTTCCATTTCGATCATTAAAAGCTGCTGATGATCTTGTTGGTTTAACTGTCGGTCGCATGCAGATGAATGAGGAAGCTTATCATATTGTTCAAAAAGAATATGATAATTTAATAAGTTCTGGTTACTTTCCAGATGATGCTTTAAAAGAATCACAAAGAATATCTGCTTCATATCTGACTGAGCGTCCTATGTCTATGCAGGCAAATATTGAGTCTGCTAGAAAACAAGTAACAATGACTGAAGACTTTAACCGCGAAACTGCGCTTAATGAATTTTATTGGAAAACAAACAGATTATTTAATAACACGTTTATCAAACCATTTTTGCCTTTCTCTAAATCCATTACTAATGAGTTTATTGAGACTGCTGCAAGAACTCCCGGCCCCAATCTTATTAGCCCACGGTTTTGGGATTCTTGGAATAAGGGCGGCAAAGACCGTGACCTAGCAATGGCAAGACTTGCGCTAGGTGGAACGGCTGGATGGACTGCTTGGCAGTTATCGACTGACAATAGAATTACAGGAGCGGGGCCATCGGATGTTCAAGACAAGAAAGCTCTTGAGGCATTGGGATGGCAAAAGTATTCACTTACGTTCGGACCCGGCGAACTAAGCCCAGAGAATATAGACAAGCTATCTAAGCTTACAAATGTGTCTCCCGGCAAAGGTCCGTTGGAAGGCTACATATTTGTTAATCATGCTAGGTTTGGCCCATACAGTCCTGTCCTAGCTATGGGTGCAGATATTGGCGATGCTCAAAAGTTCTATGATGGCAGGCCAGATGAGACTGAGTGGTCACGTTTAGCGTTAGCTTATTCTGGCGCAAATATGGAATACATTAAAAACCTTCCATCGGCTGCAGCTATTGGTGATTTGGTTAGCATCCTGCGTACCAGAAATGAAGATGGTGGCAACAAGGTTGTGGATGTTTTAACAAGAGTAGCGAAACAGTATGCAGACGTTCTTTATACTGGCACTCCTATTCTTGGCAGCACCAATGCTACTGGCTTGGCTCACATCGAGCGCTTAACTGATCCAGAGATTAGGTCTACTCGCGTAGATCAAATGAACGTTCCAGAACATTTGCGTTTTGTATACGAGCAATTAAATCGCGTACAGAGCAGACTGCCGGGCTTTTCAAGAAGCTTGCCATCTGAATTAGATGATATCGGCAATAAGAAGTTTGTTGAAAATAACATGTTTGAATCTTATGCAAACTTTCTTCCATTTGTACAGGCTAGCAAAGGTAAGCGTAGTTTGTTCTGGGAATCAATGGCTAGCATCAATCATGGGCCATCTAAGCCAAGAGATATTTGGGATGGCGTTCGTCTCACAGCAACGCAATACAACCGCTACAAGCAGCTTTATGGTCAGGATGTAAAGATAGAGCCTAGCTTGTTTGTAGAGACTTCTGTGGGCGCTCCTATGAACTTAGAGACTGCCATGCCACAATTGCTAAAAGATAAAGAGCAATATGAAATTGATAATGGTCGTACTTTTGGCGTTGGCGATGCTCAAAAATTTGCAGATAATGTCATCAAGAAATATAGAAGAATTGCTAAATTACGCATGATTGGTTTTGACCCAAGTCCTGAGCTGGGACAAGAGGAATCTCCTGATCTAACTGAGTACGGTTTTATTAGCGAAAGCGTAGAGTTTCCAGAATTGAAACAGGAAATAGAAAAGAGCAGAAAATTCTATAGTGTTTATGGCAAGTGACATATAATTTAATTAGGAGCAATTAATTATGGCTGACTACGCAATATCTAACGTATCTAGGCGAGTGGTCTATGCTGCAAGCGGCACAGGCCCTTATGCCTTTACGTTTGAAATTCTTGCTGCCAGTGACATCGCTGTGTATAAGGGCGATACGCTCCTAACACTTACAACAGATTACTCAGTAACCATCAATGCAAATGGTACTGGTTCTGTTACTTTGGTTACTACAGCAGGAACTAGCAATATAACTATTGTCGGTTCCAAAACAATTCAGCGCACTACAGACTTCACAACTGGTGGCGACTTCTTTGCCAACACGTTGAACGATGAGTTAGACGCACAGACAATCTTTATTCAGCAGGTAGCAGAGACAGCAGAGCGCGGTATGAAAGCTCCTGTTACTGATCCTACTGACATTAACATGACCCTGCCACGTAAGGCAGATCGTGCTGGTAAGTACCTTGCATTTGATGCAAACGGTAATCCAGAACCGGGTCCTACATCTACCAACGTGGATGACGTTGCAGCCATTGCAGATGAGATTCAAGCCGTAGCAGCCATTGATAATCAGGTTGTTACTGTTGCTGGCGTATCGTCGCAGATCACAACACTTGCACCAATCTCAGCAAGCATCACAACTGTTGCTGGCATATCGTCTAGCGTAGTAACTGTGGCTGCATTGAATTCTGCACAGCTTACAGCGATTGCTGGTGCTACTGCTAACATGGCGGTGCTTGCACCAATAGTTCCACAGATTACAAACGTATCAAGTATCAGCACTCAGGTGGTACAAGTTGCTGCGCTTAGTTCAACTCAGTTATCTGCTGTTGCTGGACAGACTGCAAACATTGCAGCGCTTGGCCCTATTAGTCCACAGATTACTACGGTAGCAGGACAATCAGCGCAGATTAGTACCGTTGCAGGTCAGTCTTCACAGATTGGATTGCTGGCATTACAGACTGCTGACTTAGCTGCACTTGGTCCTATCAGTGCTGATATTACTACTGTTGCCACAAACATTGGTGCGGTTCAAAGTGCAAGTACAAATGCTTTAACAGCTCAGGCTGCTGCTACATCTGCAAGCATTAGCGCATTATCTGCATCATCTAGTGCATCTGCTGCTAGTTCATCTGCCGCATCTGCTGCTGCAAGTTTTGATAGCTTTGATGATAGATACCTTGGCGCTAAGTCTAGCGCACCATCTGTAGACAATGATGGCAATGCACTAATAACAGGTGCGTTGTACTGGAACTCTACATCTAGTTTGCTTTATATCTGGACAGGTTCTGCATGGGATCAAGCTGCATTTTCTGTTAGTGGCGCTGTAACAAGTTTTAATACTAGAACAGGAGCTGTGACATTAAGTAGCACCGATGTTACTGATGCTCTTACATTCACACCTGCAACTGCAGCCTCTGTCTCTGCCATTCCCGATCCTGTGGCAATGGCCTTAGTTTTCGGGAGTTAATCATGGCATTAAAAGGCAAGCCAATTGCGATTGGCACAAGCGATACCACAATCTATACCTGCCCATCTACCATCGAAGCATCGGTACATGGCCTAGTGTTTGCAAACAATACCGGCAGTGCTGTAACTATTACTCTGAAAGTTTACATCCAGAGTTTAGGCACAACCACTACGGTGGCTACTGGTATATCAGTATCTGCAAACTCTACATACACTTGGCCTAAACCAATTGATGTTAATGCTGGTGACTACATCCAAGCATCAGCATCTACTGGCTCAGCAATTGTCTGCTTGTACTCTACTTATGAAGGATCAGCAACTCCTGCTGAAGTTGGCTTTACACCAGAGGGTACTTGGTCATCTGGTTCTACATACCAAACAAATGATGTGGTTAGCTATAACGGCTCTAGCTACTTAGCTATTCAGGCGAGCACCAACCAAAACCCAGCAAGTGCTACTTCATATTGGATGGTGTTAGCTGCTAAAGGTGATACAGGTTCTGGTGATGTATCAGGCCCAGCATCATCTGTTGATTCTGAGCTGGCATTGTTTAACAGCACCACAGGTAAACTGATTAAACGTGCGTCATTGACAGGCTTGGTTAAGGCTACAAGTGGAGTCGCATCTGCTGCTACGGCAGGTACAGACTATGTTGCACCGGGTGGCGCTCTTGGTACTCCAAGCAGCGGTGCGCTAACCAACTGTACTGCTGATGGCACTGATGCAGTTGGATTTAAGAATGTACCTATAAGCAGCAAGTCGGCTGCATACACAACAGTGTTAGCTGATGCTGGTAAAGTTATATTCCACCCATCAACAGATGCAAACGCACGAACATTTACTATTGATTCAAATGCAAACGTAGCGTATCCATTGGGTACTGTGTTGACGTTTATCAACATGACTAGCCAAGTGGTAACCATTGCTATCACAAGTGACACGCTGTATTTAGCTGGCACTGGTACTACTGGCAGCAGATCACTTGCGCAATACGGTATGGCATCAGCAATTAAGATGACTTCTACTACTTGGATTATTTCAGGATCGGGGTTGACCTAATGTCAGGCGTTCTTAATTTATTGTTGGCTGGTGCTGCGTCTGCAATTAAGGACGCATACTTCAATCTGACTACGTTACTGCTTAACACTAGCAGCACTAACGGTGCACAGAACAATACGTTCTTAGACTCTAGCACTAACAACTTCACTATTACTAGAAATGGTAATACGACTCAGGGAACGTTTACGCCTTTTTCACAGACAGGGTGGGGGAATTACTTTAATGGTAGTAGTTGGATTAGCGTTCCTGATTCAACAGATTTAGATTTAGCTAGTGGCACAAGCTGGACTATGGAGGCGTGGGTATTTAATACTGCAAGTGGTGTAACAAGAACAATACTCGGCTCTCAAAATTCTGCTGGCGACTTAAATTTTGTTTTAGATATTAACTCTAGCAACAAAGTATCCGTCCGTTGGACAAACTCAACCCCAACTAACTATGCTGTTACTGATACAAGTGATTTTCCTTTAAATCAATGGGTTCACGTTGCCGGTGTTAATAATGGTGGCACGATGTCGTTGTACGTTGATGGCGTTTCAAAAGGTACGCCCGTATCTATTAGCGGTACTTTTAGAAATTTAAGCTCCGTTGTTTCAGTCGGTCGCGGAGGGGATTATGCAGGACAGTATTTCACAGGATTTATATCTAATGCTCGTATCGTCAATGGTACGGCAATCTATACTGGCGCGTATACACCTAGCACAACTCCTCTAACTGACGTTACCAATACCAAACTGTTGACTTGTCAGAGCAATAGATTTATTGATACAAATACACAAGTTTCAGCTAAGACTGTAACTGTAGGCGGCACACCATCCGTCCAAGCCTTCAGCCCATTTGCTCCTACTGCTGCATATAGCACTAGCGTAGTAGGTGGTAGTGGGTATTTTGATGGTAGTGGTGATTATTTAAGTGCGGCTAGTAATGCTGCGTTTGCTTTTGGCACAGGCGATTTCACCATAGAATTTTGGTATTACCCAGCTGTTATTAACTTAACTAACAATCCGTTTATTGATAATAGAAACGCTGGAGGTAACACAACAGGCTATTTCGTAAAAGTTGGTGACGGTGCTGGTGGCGGGGCGACAACAATTTACGCAATATTTGGTGGCTCAACTTTTTCAGCAAGCGGTTTAGTTGGTAATGCATGGAATCATGTTGCTGTAACAAGAAGCGGCACAACAGTTAGGGTTTATGTTAATGGAGTAAGCGGAACTAGCGGAACGTCATCACAGAATTTAAGTGATACTTCCATGCTTATTAGTAAATTTGTTGATTCAGCAAGTGGAATAAATGGTTATATTTCAAGCCTTCGTCTTGTTAAAGGAACTGCCGTATATACAGGTGCAACGTTAACCATTCCTACCGCACCTTTGACTGCCATTTCTGGTACTTCACTACTTCTATCTGGAACAAACGCTGGCATCTACGACTCTACTGCTAAGAACGCATTAGAGACTGTAGGCAATGCACAGGTAAGCACGACACAGGCGAAGTGGGGTACTACGTCGATGTACTTTGATGGTACTGGTGATTGGTTACTTGCGCCTTCTTCGCCAAACGTAGGTTTTGGTACTGGTAATTTCACAGTTGAAATGTGGGTGTATCCTACAAGCAATCCAGCAAATGGACCCGGAACAGTATTAGATGCTAGAAATAGCGGCACTTCCGAAGGATGGGTTGTGCGAATTTTTGCTGATCTATCGGTTGGGTTTTACGATGGCCCCGGAAATGTATATCAACAAACAGCAGCAAGTGCCCTTTCGTTAAACACATGGACTTATTTGGCGTTTGTTAGAAGCGGCACAACCTTAACCATCTATGTAAATGGAACGTCTGCAAAAACAGCAACTGTATCAAGCAATTTAGGTGCGTCATGGCCTCTTTATATCGGCAATAATTACAGCGCAGGATATACATATTACGGATACATCGACGATCTGCGTATTACAAAAGGTTACGCAAGAACTATCTCTGCTTCTCCAACCGCAGCTTTCGCTCTCCAATAGGTGACTTATGCTTTACTCTAAAAATGGAAGTATTCCAAAACCTGAGACGGATGGCACAGAAGGATGGATTGAAGTGGCTGATGCTCCTGTTGCGCCTGATGGCAAAGAGGTAGTCTGGTGGTATCCACCGGGTTGGGTAATTCGTGATCCTAAACCTTCTGGCAATTGGTCGTGGAGTCAATCTCAAGAGCAATGGGTTGAGTACACGGTGCAAGAGATAACTACGGTTGAAGTATCTGTCTTAGAATCTACGCAAATTAATGCAATTAGTTCGTCGGATGTCCAAACATTAACGTCAGAGCAAATTAGCGGGTTGTAATGGCTACAAATTACGTCGATTACGATTACTGGATTCAAGGCTATGGTGAAGGCGACCTAAGCTCTCCTGATCTATACGTTGTCTCAGGATATTGGGATTCTGGCTATGCTGAGAACGAAGGTATTTCAGCCTCAGTTATCGGTACTGCCACGGTATCTGCATCAGGATTAGCGATATATGGCGGTATAGCAAGCATTACAGGCACGGCTACTGTAACGGCTATAGGTGATGCTTCAGCGGCTGTACGAGCTAGTGTTACTGGAACAGCTACGGTAACGGCTAACGGTACGTTTGTAACGGTTGGAGCGGCTTCTATTAATGGTATAGCTACAGTTACGGCAAATGGTAGTTCTATATTTGCTAGTTCTGCTGCTGTAACAGGCAATGCTACTGTGAGTGCTATTGGTGACTATATTGGTTACGAGTGGACTGCGGTAACTCCTGAATCAACTACTTGGTCAAGACAGTAATGGCAAAACAAAAAGTTATTTTCGGTGAGTGGTTGCCAGATCAGCCTAGCGTTACTGGTGCGGTAATGGATGCCTATAATTGTTATCCAGTTACTAACGGTTATTCTCCGTTACGTGCTGCGGTAGATTACTCTCAAGATGCAGGTCAGAATTTACTTATTACGTTTGCAGGTAAATTCTCAGGTGCATCTACGTTATTTGCTGCTGGTGCTACTCAGATTTATAAGTTTGACTCTAGTGATGCTAGTTTAGATGCGCTAACGACTACAGGTTATACGGCTGTTGAGGCATGGGATTCTACTCAGTTCGGTTCTAAGATGATCTTAGCTAACGGTGCTGACAAGTTACAGGCTTATGATCTAGGTTCATCGACGTATTTTGCTGATTTATCTGCTGATGCTCCTACGGCTAAGTATGTAACGGTAGTTCGTGACTTTGTTGTGGCTGCTAACGTAGGTGGTGAGGAAAATAAGGTCTATTGGTCGGATATTAACGACGAGACTGATTGGACTGCTGGTGCTGCTTCTCAGGCTGACTCACAAATAGTACCTGATGGCGGTGATATTACTGGTATTGCAGGTGGTGAATACGGTCTAATCTTCTTAGAACGTGCTATTTACCGCATGACGTACT